AAGAGTCCAGTAACCTTTTTTAATTCCGTCTTTAAGAATTTTAGATACTGCCACCTGGTCAAATGCTCTCTGCATTATTTTTCCTCCAATCTTTGTAGTCTTTCATTTATTTCCATAATTGCTTCCATTGCATTGTTCAATGAATCTACAATCTGTTCTTGAAAGTCTGTTTGTCGTTTTTGATTTTTTATTAATTCTTCGTGAATTTTTTTATTGGAAAAATGAGTATCTATAATTTGCCTTTTGTTTTTATCATGCCAATAAGTTAGTTCTTTATAACCCTTTTCAAGATTAAGCAGTCTCCTCTTAAACATGACAACAAGTTTTAATTCTTGTGTATTCATTTGTCTCCTCCAATAGCTTTGTTTAAACCAAGTTCTGCAAGTGTTGGTGGTAAGTCAGATTCACTTGCTCTGAATATATTTGCATTTGGATGATTTTTAGGTTCTTCTGGTTTGTAACCCTTCTTAAGTTCGTAAATGTTCTTCCAGCCACCTGTTATTGCGTTCTCAAGAGCTTTTTTTCTATCCTGTGATGGAAATGACCTGAGAGTGTCAAAGATGCGGTTAGCGACCTTTGTAGAGTTGATTGCACCTTTTTTCTTTCTTATAGGCCACCATTCAATTAACAAATCAGAATATTGTTTTAAATCATCAGGTATTAAATCAGCAGTAATCGTGTAAAAGCTGAAAGGATCATTCACAGTTGTGACTGTCTGTTTAGCTTTCTTTTTTTTAATTCTCATTTCTTTTCTGAGAATTGTTCGGATGTACTGAGATTTTTTAAGTTCTTCGCCTTTATTCTTTTCCAGAAAGTCATTCAACTCAGGATCAAGATAAACAGCTACTTTGATTTTATCGGACATTGGATACTTAGTGTATGTTTTAGACACTAAAGGTATATATTTTATTTGTCAAGTATCGATTTAGAAAATTCTTCTCTATATCCTATAAGTTATATATAATTAATAATATATATATAATATATATAATATATAATTCATATAATAAATATTTACTTACTTAATTATATTCTTTTTCTTTTGGTTCTTTTCTTTTTCTTTGAGCGTTAAATATTGATATATCGATATGTCATATATATTTACATTTATATCACCAATCTGTTATATACTTAGGGCAGTTGCTGCTCCTTTGAAAGAATTTACTATTGATGACTCTAAATAGTTTCTGGATTCGACCCCAGGCTTTCAATCAAAGATGTAAAGAGTTCCCACCGAGGATGTCTGAAAGAGTCAACGCTATTTCATGGCGTAATTATGTCATTCATAAGCAATTAGTTACTTAACACGGGTAACGACCCACAAAAATAGACTATCGAGTTTACACTTGATAGTCTTTTTATATTATGATATATATATCTTATATCAATTTATATTCATGCCAAGAACAAAAAACGAGTACATCAGGTATATGTGTCAATTCACTCCTGATCAATATGAAGGTTTAAAAGAAAGAAGTAATGAAGGCATTCCTATGGCATATCATGTAAGAATGGCTGTTAAGGAATACCTGGCTAAGAAAAATTAAGTAAATCAATATCACTTGGTTCATAATCTTTATAAGGTGATGGATAATCACTATCAATTGATTCAAACCACTCATCGATAATACTTTTATCATTTATCAAGCTATAACCTTCATCTGATTCTTTACATATTTCTATGTAATATTCACAGAAGTCATCAATAAATTCTGGTAATAGATTAAATTCTGAAGCTATTTCTTTAGCTTTATCAATGCAATGTTCATTGAATTGATCAGAAATATATAAATCATCATTTTGACTCATAATCTGATCTGGTAATGGGTTGTCAATCATTTTCAATGTCCTTTTTTAATGAATTTTCAAGGTTTATTGCTTTTAAATAAATATTCATGCTTTCTAAATCTTCATCACATAATTGATCTACTATTTCATCTATTGTGTGAGTTACCACCTCATTTACTGGGTGATCTTCATCTGGATGCATTTGCTGTATCTTCTGTAAAAATAAAATAATGTTGGCTAGCATATTGAATGAGAATTTAAAATTAAATTCTTTTTTTTCAAGTTCTTCAAAGTTCATGGTTTTCGTTAGCGAATTTTCGTGTATGTTATTTTTTAATAAAGTATTTAAGTCTATCTTCATATTTTTCTATTTTTTCTAATAATTCTTGATCTTCTTTATCTTCTTCTTTACTTTCATAATCATCACAATACCTATCGTATTGTTCCATATTACGATTAAACATTCTTTCTAAAAGATCTTGTTTAACTTGATATTCAGATACAACTTCTAATCTTCGATCTTCTTCCCAGCTGACTATATCAGGATCATTGATAACTTCATCATACCAACCATAAAAAGTTGATTTATGAACATCATCAAATTCTCTCATACATCTTTTAACTACTTGATTCCTATTGAGTTTTTTAACTCTAATAAGTTCTTTCATCCTTTCCCTACAGGATTCTTTATTAGGGTTTTCTTTTACCATTTAAGCAATCCTGTAACCTTCAGTTTGTAGCTGTATCGACCAATCTTTTATAGAGTTCCAGGATAAAGTAACTTCTTTTCCTAAAATACTTTCAGGATCATTTTCTTTAGTCATGACAACAAGAATTTCATGAATATTTTCAATATTCACTTCCCAATGTGAGATTCGATATTCAACACCATTAGGATTAGTAACAATTGCATGATTTAAAGTTTCAAGTCTAATTGCTGAACATTTTTCCAGTTTCATTTAATCTTCCTCATCAGGGCAGGTTTCTTCAATCATTACAAGCTTTTCAAATCCCTCTATATCATCGATGTAAGGATTTTCTAAACTTATATCTTTAATTCTGTTCATAGCGTGTTTTCTATAACTGTCGTTATGTGACGCTAAATGATTGATTAATCTAATAATCGTTACCTGATATTCAGGTAATAATTCGCCTAATCGATGTTGCATAACGATTAAATGATTTTGTGTCTCTTTCATTTACTTATCCTCCTCTGCATTTACTTCTTCAAATGTTGGTTCTCTCCAAAAACCTAATGACCTGGTACTCATCATATTTTCATATTCAAGATCGCATTTAATACCAAACAATTCAGAATTTTCTACTCTCTTATCATCAAAATATTGCTCTATTCTCTCAACATTAGTTTTGTAATCGTCTTCTGCTGTCCAACAATCAAAAACAGCAAGTTCAGCATCTTCCTTAGATTCAGCAATAACTTCAAAAGTTTCAATCATTATGTTGTGAGTAGTGATTTTAAAGAGTTTTTTCTCTCTTGGCTTGTTTTCATTCATAATTAAATGATATAAGGTTATGCATTCATGATATCATATAATTAGTATACTAACAAAACATTCATGAGCAGTATTAAAAGATTTATCGAAGACCACAACATATCTTCAAGCGATGAATTTAAACAGCACTTATCCAGGATAAATAAATCTAATTTAAATAATAAAAATTTAGATATCCTGGTTAATTTACTTTTAATTAATTACTTAAAATCTAAGCAATAGCCAGTTTTTTATTACGTTTTATAAGTTTTAAAGCTTCACCAGCTTCACTTCCTTTTTCTTGCATACCATGTAAAAGAAGTGCAAATGGTTTATTTTCAAAACATAAACTATCATCTTTATCTATCTTTAAACCTAGTTTTATTGCCTCATCGATTGAAAAAACTACTTTACTATATTTAGGAAAATATCCCTGATCAATCAAATGATCAAACTTTGATCCGTAGCTGGCTACCATATAAAAGTTATTCGGTAAGAATACTTTCATAAATAAATCTAAGCTTTTACTATAACAATAAAATTTTATATCTTTATTTAATCGAGCGACATTTATCCAAGCTTTTAAATAGATAATATTAAAGAAATCTCCTGATTCATGAATCCTAAACTTATTAATATTCTTTTTCTTAGCTTGTAAACTATCGTTTAATAAATTAGTTAACCCGTTTATATCTTTTTTAATGACATAACTATTAATTAAATCAAAGTTATATTTCCTACTTTTAAATACGTTAGGATACCTTAATTCCTCACTAGCAGCAAAGCAAGTAAAGATAGTTTTATTACCTCTGTTTAATACTCTCTTATCATCTTTTAAAGTCACCCAGGCCTTACAACTATTAGAACCTGGGCAGGATAATCCTGCTGAAATACTTAGTATCAAAGTATTTTTCGATAACTTTGCATTCCCTTTACTTAGTTTTAAGAGATTCATTTTTTATAACCTCTCTTATTATTCTTTTTTAATTCATTAAATTTTTTACTTTCAGCTGGAGATAAACCGCAAAAATAATTTAAAAGATTATCATCATAATCTTTGAAAAGTTTTTTAAGTCTTTTATTCATTTTTTATTATCTCCTAAACTAATTTATTTTTTTTAACATCGATAACTGCTAATTTTTTATTATCGTTATATCTAACATTTAAATATTCTATATTCATACTTGAAACATCATCTTTATTAAATAATCTTCCATTATCTGGAGAAACAAAATTCATATTATAAAAGTCTTTTTTACTTTCATAATATTCAAATATCTGTTTTTTATTTTTTAAAACAGCATTCTGAGCTGGTATGCAAGTTACATTGATCATTTTTTTAATTAAATAAGTTTAAAGTTTTAAAAGAAGTCTTCACACTTCTATTATGTATTTTAACATATATTTGATATATGTTAATGTCATTTATTATTAAATATCTCCTATATCCTCTAATTTGCCTAACTTGTATAAAACATAATTAGCCATTTTTAATTCATCCTTTATTTCTAAAGGATCATGATCATTTTCTAAATTTTCAATTCTGTTTTGAACTGTAGAAATTAACCATTTAATAATTTCTTGATCCATTGTTTTTAATTAAATAAGTGTTTACGGCCTTTAACCTTAAACGCCTTTAACGGCCTTTAAGTTTTTGCCTTTAAGTTTTTGCCTTTAACAGACATTTACCAAAAACCAGGTTTCATATAGTTTTTTAAAAAACTACATAGAAACCAGATTATTTGAAACTAATAAAATAGTTTCATAAAAGGATATAACTATTATCCCTTTAAGAAAATATTATTATTTTTTTATTTTTTATTCTTCTTTTTCTTCTAAAGTCTCTTTTATTCCCTTTAATCCAAGTTTGCTTTCTTCCAATAATTGCACATATTCGTTGATTATTTCCCACATATAATCTTTATCATTTGAACAATGCAACATAATTTTATTAGCTATATTATTTGCTTGACTACTCCAACCATTATATAAATTAAATAATTCTCCATTACACCAATCATATAATAGTTTTTCCAATTTTTCTAATTCTTCTTTTTTATATTCATAATCACTTCTATCTAAAGTAACAAAATAATTTCCATTATTTAAAATTTCTAAATATCCACCATTACTATAAATTCTTATTTTTTCGGTTTCTTCTCTTAAATCACATATTCCCCAATTATCCAACATAACTTGATTATTTCTATTAATTTCAAAATAATCTTTTTTCCAATCGTTATAAAAAACGAATTTCTTTTTATTTGTTTTTAAGGTTTCTGTAAAATTGTTCATTGTTTTAATTAAATAAATTGTTCTTTTTATAAAGGTTACTTGTTATTACATATCCATATAAGTCTTTTAAATTCTTTTCAATCTCTTTTTCATCTTTGCCTATATAATCATATTCTTTTTCTATTCCTAAATAAGGATGCATAAAATATGAATCTCCATTCTCTAAAATTTCATGCCAACTTCCAAATGTAAATACTCTTACATTTCTTGTTGGTGCTACTTCTTGACTTGGTAATATACAATCAATCGGAACTTGCATTTTTTCCAATAAATCATAATTTTCTTCAATAAATGGAACATCATAATAATGACTTCTCCATTCTTCAAAACTAATCTTTTTCATTTGTTTAATTAAATAAAGTTTGATAATAAAACTATTTATAAAAAATAGTTTTTTAAAACTATCTATAATTAGATAGCTTTAAGAAAATATTTTTATAGTAAATAATCTCTGTCAATTGAATCTTTTAATTCTTCTAATTGTGATTGTGGTAAAAATTGAATAATTGATTTAATGATTTGATCACTATTAAATTTTGTTTTTAATAAATCAATATCATTTAAAATTTCAATTCTTAATTCTTGAGTAGTCATAACTTTTTAAAATAGTTTTGTATCTTGTAAATAAATTATTTTATTCTTAATTTCTATTTCTTCTTTTAACTGTTTTATTAAAAGATCTTTTTCATTAATTAATTCTTCTTGATCTTTTATTTTGCTATGTAAAATATTTATCATAATTAATTTTTCACCTCTAGATAATAACAAGCTTTTTCTATTCCATTTTTACAATGCAATTTTTGAGATTTCAATAAACTATCCGATACCGAAAAATAAATAAATAATCCGAATATTGAATATAAACCAAAATATAAAAATAAGTTTTTGATCATGGGTTAATTAAATAAATTTAGTGTGTTTAGCTTTAGTGAGCTTGTAAGGCTTGTAAAACTGAAATAACTATATTTAACTAAGTAAGATAAATACAGCTGTTAGAAAGGATTTAAAGACTAGTAAAGTATTTAAACCCTATGTATATATGATATCAGATTATATCAAATATTGCTATGGATATTTAAAATATTTTTATTATTTTTTTTGCTAAGGGTAGGGTTAGAAAAATTTTTTATCCTGGAACAGTCGTGGGGAACTTAAATATATATTGGTTAACTTTTTGGCTCTATGCGAATGGCGAGTTCTGGAGCTTGGATATTAACTGTTTCAACGGATTCACCTACAACTTTGCCGAGGGAGTCTAGGATTTGAGCGGCTGTTTGAAGCTGACCTTTTGAGATTGCTTTGTTGAAGAGTCTCATACGCATTGCTTGAAGGCGAGGAATCATTTTATCTCTTTCTTTAAGCCAATCTTCATCATTCCATTCTTTAACTTTCTTCCAGTCAGCCCAACCTGTTACTAGAGAGACACCTTCTTTTTGAGAATGCTCTATTACAAGTTGGCGAGTTGTTTTACCTTCAAGTTGTTTTGAGTAAAGACGTTGACAACGAGCTTCTATGACAGCTCTTGAATTAGTCCCTTTATATTTTTGTTCTCTGGGTTTACGTTGAGGAGCTGGGAGATCGTTATTAAAGTTATTTATGAAAGAAGAAGAAGCCACAGACTTACTTGCGAGGTGTATTTAATGAAATGATAACCTGAAAAAGGTAAATTAAGCTATAAATGAGGGGTATAAGTTGAATTATTTGTTATTTTTATGAATATGGCAGTAAAAAATGCAAATGATATAAGTTTAAGGTATGCACAGGGGGAGGTATTTAATTGTGATAAGAGATTTCGGGTGTTGGTTGCAGGAAGAAGGTTTGGGAAATCATATTTATCCTGTATCGAACTGCTTAGGGGAGCAATCAATCGACCTGGTGAGGTATATTTCTATTGTGCTCCTACTTATAGGATGGCAAAGGATATTGCGTGGAAGGAGTTAAAGAAATTAGTGCCGAAAGTGTGGGTTCAGAGTAAGAATGAGACTGATTTGAGGTTGGATTTAATAAATGGGTCAAGTATTGAATTGAAGGGTACTGAGAATGCGATGGCATTGAGGGGAAGAAGTTTAGCTGGTGTTGTTTTGGATGAGGCTGCGTTCATGGATCGTGACGTTTGGGCTGAAGTTATAAGACCTGCGTTAGCTGATAAACAGGGTTGGGCTTTGTTTATTTCTACTCCTGATGGTACTGCCAGTTGGTTTTACGATATGTGGTGTTATTGTGGCGAGCAGGAGTGGGATGATTGGCAGAGGTGGAGTTTTACTACGATTGAAGGGGGTAATGTAAAGGCTGAAGAGGTAGA